GCTCATGAGGCCCTCCCATATTGCCTATCAAGGACCTCAAGACGCCTCTTGGCCCATTCGAGGGTTGTGGTTGAACTGGACCACTGGTAGCCGCAGAGGATCGCCAGCTCGGTCACACGGAGATAAGCCGCGTTATCCAGCAGGTAGGCCGCTGAGCACTGAACAAGGTCAGCAACCCGCGTCTGACGTTCTGAGACTTCAACAGCCTTGCGGAGAGCTTCGTGGTCAGCCGTGGAGCCGGGGGCGGTCATTGGACGTGCGCCCAGGCGCGCCGGACAATCACGTCACGCACCGTTGCCCGCGACACTCCGCAATCAAGTGCAATTTTGGAGGTGCGATCCCCGGCGGCGCTGCGGGCTCGTATGTTCTGCACAGCCGCCACGGTCAGCTTGGAGTTCGGGTTTCCCTCCCCGCGCCTCAGCTCGCACCATCCCTCCCAGGTTTTGCGGCCCCGGCCCTTCGCCGCCATGTCGGCCATGTTTTCCGCGTGCGTGGCCACGAACAGGTGCGCCGGATTGCAGCATGGCGGGTTGTCGCACCGATGGCACACAAGCAGGCTGCCGGGGTTTCCCGACGTGATCGCCACCGCGACCCGGCTAGCTTTTTGCATGTGCTTGCCAATTCGGAATTTGCCGTAGCCCCGGTAATTCCTGACCCCCAACCAGGGCCAGCACTCGTCATCACCGCGACGGTCAACGCGCGACCAGAAGCGGTCTTGGTGGGGAATGATGTCTGGCAGTTGCGCCACTTGCTGGTTCCTCATCGGGGGCGGGTTAGCCGCTGTTGATGAGACATGTATATTACGGATGGTAATCCTTGTCTATCGGAAATCACCACTGGTAACGCGATGAGCCATGAAAAAGGCGGCGCAGGATTCGGAAATCCCAACGCCGCCTAGGGTCTGCTATTCCGTGTCGTCGCTCGACGGGTAGACGTAATAGGTCGAGTTCGGGGCCTGGTAGGGGTTGTTCACGCTGTTGGGCGAGTAGCGGCTTCCATACTGCCCGTATGGGTTCGACGTGCTCTCAGCGTCGTAGGGGTTGGAGCTGAGCCGCCCCCGGTAATTGCCGTTCTGGTCATACACCTTCGGCGCGTTCGTCGCGTAGGGATTGTTCGGCGACGTGTTGCTGTAGGGGCTGCCGTTCTGGGAGTAGGGGTTGTTCAGGCCGTTCGCCTTGTAAGGACTGCCGGCGCCGTAGGGATTGTTGAGGCAGTTCTGGTCGTATGGACAGGCCGCCACGGCGAGCGCGGGAACTGCAAGGCACGCTAGAGCACCGATCACTAAGGCCTTCATGGTTTCCTCCATCAGCCAGTCTTGAGAAGTTTCTCGATAGCCTCCGCGACGGCGGCCCGCCGGTCTTCCGGCGCTTCGTCATAGGCGCGCAATACGCGCTCGCGGTTCTCGTCTGGATCTAGCCAGGGCGATCCGGTCCCCAGCAGCAGCCATTCCCATCGGATGCCGAGACGCTTGGCGAAGTGAGCCGCGTTCTGATGGTCTAGGGGAATGTGCTTGGAGCTGTCCGGGCGGCGCTCATAGGCGCGATATGTGCCGGGCTTTAGGCCCAAGGCGGCGGCTGCATCTTCCGCCGTGCCGAACTTCTGGATGCGCGCCCATTTCAGGCGGTCCCAGGTTCCTTCGGTTGTCTTCCAGCGGTCATCGCGAGCCATACGCCACACGTTACCGAAAAGGATATTACCACGAGTGCTGGACAAGGCTCGTTACTAGTGGTAATTGGGAGGCATGATCAAGGACGCCAAACAGTTCATCTCCAAGGCCGGTGTGCCCACGGTCGCCCAGGCGACGAAGCGGTCAGAGGCCGCCGTCAGGGTGTGGAAATCACGCAACCGCTTTCCCCGCGAGGCGTGGCTTGAGCTGAACGCGGCGTTCCCAGACCTGACGCTGGACGTGCTCCGCAAGATCGAGAAGCGCGCTAAGCCCCGCGACAAAGCGTCGGCCCAGGCCGCCTAGATGCCCTACCGCCCCAACCTCGCTAGGAAGATCGGCAACTGCGCCCGGAACAGGGCCACGGCCCCCCGGCGTGCTGCCGAGACCTCGTGTGCTGAGCTTGCGGGCCTGATGGGCATGATCTGCGCCAAGGCTTCCTCGGAGGCTAAGGCCTCGGCCATGGCGTTGAGGAACGCGGCTCCCTTCCGTTTCCCCAGCACTGACAGCAGGGACGTGACGGCGACCCGGAACAATATGGCTTCCTGCGTCCGAGACGCGATTTCGCCCGCCAACTGCGGCGGCTCTTGCGCTGACAACAAAGCTATCACCCACAACTCGACCGAGACCTCCCCCCCGGAAGTTCGCGCCCTGGGTGAAGTGACGCACGGTAAGCTTAGCCCTGACAACCATCGTGGGGTTGTGGTTGCGAGCCGCTCTCGCGCTGCGGATGAACTCAGTTTGGGTTTGTCCGGTGGGGCGTTTGCTCATGACGGGCGCGCGCTGTGAGCGGTTCCGAGAGCGCCTGCGCTGGCGTGGTCCTGTCGCTCTTTCCGGGCGTCGGCCTTCTCGACCGGGCATTCGAGGAAGCGGGCTTCTGCGTGGTGCGCGGCCCTGATGTGATCTGGGGCGGCGACGTTCGCAGCTTCCACGCCCCGGCTGGTGTCTTCCAAGGCGTCATCGGCGGACCGCCCTGTCAGCCCTTCTCCCAGTTGATCCACATGGTTCGAGCCAATGGCTACGAGCCGCGCCATGAGAACCTGATCCCCGAGTTTGAGCGGATTGTGGGCGAGGCGAAGCCGGATTGGTTCCTGATGGAAGAGGTTCGCGGAGCTCCCCTCCCAGTCGTGGACGGCTACGAGATCCACACACAGATGGTGAATGCGCGCCACTGCGGCAGCACCCAGAACCGAGAGCGCCGCATCACCTTCGGAACTTCCGATGGTCGCGCGCTGCGGCTGGATACCGACGTGTTCGAGCCGATGCTGTGGGACTTTGCTGTGACCGGTGACGCGCGGCAACGGCCCGTCGCCATGTTGGCTGGCGGTGTTCGCAAAGCGACGGCCACAGGCGGTCAAACCTCGGCTCTTGATCGTGGCGGCGGCTCTCTGCCGTTCGAGCGCATGTGTGAGCTCCAAGGGCTCCCGGCGGACTTCCTTTCGGAAAGCCCGTTCACTGTCTCTGGGAAACGCCAGGCAGTTGGGAACGGCGTTCCCCTGCCGATGGGTCGCGCCATCGCGAAGGCTGTACGCGCTGCCCTCGGAAAGCCCGCCTGATGCGTGGCCCCCATTCCAATTCACCCCCACCGGCTAGCCCCTCTCCAGGGCTGGTGGGCGTGAGGGGAGGGCGTGCGTATTTCGCTCTCCCCACCCACACCGAAGGGCTCCTGCAAGAGCCCCAGCGCCTTCAAGGCGTACATTCCAGCGGCCCGCGTCAGGGCCAAGCTGGTCTCGTCATCTTTACCGGCGCGAGCTTCGAGGCAGCGCCTAGCGCATTCAAAACCTTCTCCCGTCCACTTCTCCATGATCGCCGCGCCTCCGTGCGCCCTCGCTGTGAGCAATCACAATGGGGATAAGCGCCATGGAAATCCGCCACCACTCAGGGTCGGCTCAACACAACTTGGGCCTTGACAAGGCGACGCGGGATTCACTCGCCGACTATTGCCGCATCCGCTGGCCTGCTCATGCGGCCAAGCACGCGGCTCGGGAATGGGACCTGACGCTAGACGAGGCGAAGGGCGTTGTCGCCGGGCGCACGTCCATTGCGACGCTTGATCGCATCTACAAGCACAAGAACGGGGGCTGGGCTGTGATCCTGCCCGTCCTCGGGGCCGTCGTCGGCCACTCGATAGAAGACCACTTCAACCAAGAAACTCAGAGGCTCCGAAATGCACGTCGGGACAATGAAGCGCGTCTGCGCCGCGTTGGGGAGAGCGTTCGCAATCTTCGCACTTGGGCTCCTGTGGCTGGTGACAGCTCCCCTGGCGCTGCTGCTGGGCTGGGCCGCCGAGGGGCCTCTGATCGCGGCTGAGTGGGCTTCGATGAAGATTGCGGATCTAGCTCGGGAGATTTGGAAATGATCGGCCTCTTTCAGTGGTTCACCTCCCACAAGGCTGAACGCATCGCGGGGGCCCGTAGGATCGCCCTGGACGCCTATGACGAGGCTGTAAGGCGGAAGGATACCCGTAAGCAGGCTGAACGCTGGCCTGCGGCTTTCAAGGCCACCAATGACGCGCTGCGGGGTGGTCTGTGATGCCGATGTACTCCTACTTTGATGAAGACGACGCGACCGCGTTTGAGATCACCTCCGAAGAGGTCGAGGCGTGCAGCGACATTGCCCAACTTGTCGAGTGGCATGATGGCCTTGAGGAGATGTCGGAAGACCTACGCGCCCAACTCCAAGCGGCTGCGATCTTCAACCGGCACGACGATTCCTGGGTGTTTCGCTGCACTCAAAAGCTGGGCTGGACAGGGCGTGGCCGAACTCGGGTTCGCAAGCGCCTGAGGGCTCTGGGGTACGAGGTCAACCCTCAAGGGAAGGAGCTTCAAAACCTCCGCACGGAACATGCTCAACTGAAGGCCGAGAGCGCCGTCGCGGTGAAGTTCCTCCGTATCGCCGCGCTACAGATGGTCCCGGCTGAATACAAGGCGATCACCCAAGCCGCCCTAGCGGAAGTCGAGGCCGACGCCAAAAAGGCTGAAGACCGGAAAGCCTACTTCGAAGCGAGGAAGGTGGCATGACTTGTCCCAATTGCGCCAGCATGGCGGCGGAACTCGCTGAGCTTCGGAGCGCCCTAGGGCTTGCCGAGATGAGTGGGTCGGTTTTCGCCGTGCGCGAGGCCCTTGGCCTGAGCCCGACAACCGCCCGTCTGGTCCTGAAACTATACAGCGCGGCGGGTCGCCCCGTCGAGAAGAAAGCCCTGGATTCGGTCCTGTCCGAAGGGGTCGGGGGGCAATGCCTCAAGGTCCACATCTGGCGCATTCGCCAGTTGGTGGGCTCCGACCTGATCGAGACCGTCCCCGGCTATGGCTACCGGCTTTCCCCGAGCGGGATGGATTGGGTTGGCCTGATCATCAGCCCGAAGGTGGCGGCATGACCCAGCTTTCCCCCACCCATCCCGAGATCATCGCCCGCGCCATCGTTGCCGCCTGCAAGGTCTATGGCGACGATCCTGAGGCCGCTGTCACCACGTCGTCGGGATGGAAGCGCCGCAGCCTGAATTGCGCCGTCTTCGGTATCGCCACCGCCGCCAACGTCTATCCGACCGTCGTGATGACCGCGCTCAAGATGGGCAAGTCGTCCGCCTATCAGGCCAAGCAGAACGCGACCGACATTTGGTGGCAAGCCTCCCGAGCCGCGGAACTTGCCGTCGCCCCCTATGTGACGTGGAAGCCCGCTCAGGAGCCCCCAGCGCCCCCAGCAGCGGCAGGGCCACCCAAGCGGCCACTGTCGGCCCCACGGCCCCACAGCGCGGCTGCTGCGGCGCTCCTGAAGGCCAGAGGCGCGGCCAAGGCTGCTGACTTCTGCGGCGTCGCCAAGTTCAACCAAGCGCCCGTCGCCTTCAAGCGCCCGCTGCCGAAGTCCCCGATCTCGATTGGCGACAGGATCATGGCCGAACTGTCCAACAAGCCTCTCGCGGCACCCACGCTCGCCACCCTGCTAGGCGAGAAAGAGAACATCATCAGCCAAGCCCTGTCGGCGTTGGTGCACGAGCGCCAGGCCGAGCCCGGCGAGGTTCCTCCGAACGGTGAGCGATATCGCGTCTATCGGCCCCTGGAGGTCGAGGCGTGAGCGCGACAGCTTTTCCTGTGCATTGGTCATCCCGCCGCAGGTTGTTGTCGCTTGCGTTAAGCTATTCTGAATCCATGCCGTGCGCTTCGACGATCAATGGTGTTCGCAAATGAGCGTCACCGCAGCCATTCGCAAAATGCTGGATGAGGGGCTGACCCTTGACCAGGCGCTTACTGCTGCGGAAGCGTTTGAGGCGTCCATGGCGCCCAAGTTGACTGCCCGACAAGAGCGCAACCGGCGCTACTACGAGGCGCGCAAGGAACAGGGCGACCGTCTTAAAGCGTCTGAAAAGCGTCTTAATAAGACGGAGACCGAAGCGTCTGAAAAGCGTCTTAAAGCGTCTGAAAGCGTCTTAAATTCAGACGCCCTCGCGCGGGTAGTTGTTTCTTCTCTTCCTTCGTTACACTCGGAAGAGGTTAGTACCTCAGAACCTAACGGTTCTTCGGTCGACGACTTTGAGCGCGAGAGCGTGACCGTCACCCCCGAAAAGCCAATTCCCAAACCGAAGCGCGGAACCAGGCTCCCCGACGACTGGGAGCCCAGCGAAGCCGACGTAGCCGTGGCCCGAGCCGAGGGCCTGACCGATGAGGAAATCTTCCGTGCAGCCCGTGAATTCCGCAATTTCTGGACAAGTCGAGCTGGTTCAGCGGCGACAAAGCTTAGCTGGAGCCGAACCTGGGAAAACCGGGTCAGCGAGGTCGCTGATCGTCTCCGAAGAAACGGCCCGAGGCTGGTTGCTTCGACAGGCCAACCCGGCGGAAACCGACGCGGCGCTGTGTCGTTCGCTGATATCTTCGTTGAACGTCACGGCCTTGCTGCGGAGCGAAAGCCGGTTCCCGCCGGGCGGTAAGCCGTACCAAGTCTGCGTCGGCTGCGACCTCGCCATTGACGATGACACGGTTGTCCCTGAGGCCATCGCCAAGGTCGAGCAAGCGATGGTCGAGGCGACCGCCGAACAGTGCGAGGGCTGGCTGGTGATGCTCCAAGCCGCCACGGCTCACCGGGCCGACAGCGAGGCCACCAGCGCGGTCGCCTACACGCTCTACGCCTCCGAGCTTCGCCGATACCCTGCCGATGTCGCCAAGGCCGTCTGTGAGCGTTTTGCGCGGGGCATGGTGGGAAACGGCGGGACGAACTGGTTCCCGACGCTGGCCGATGTGGTCAAGGAGTGCGAGCGGTTCGCGGCTCCCCGGCGAGCCATCTTGAACAGCCTCCACCGCTGGGGCGGTGCGAAGGCGTTGCCGTATCCATCGGCGCGCGGTCGTCCCGAACCCTCGGAAGCTGACAAGGAGTTGGTTCGCAGGATGGCCGCGAAGGCGCTGCGGGATCTGGCCGATGCCTCAGCCGCCAAGCAAGCGGCACACGCTCCCATGCCTGCTGTTCACGGCAAGACCGACGAAGGTGGCCTGACCCCTCAGATGCGCGAGCTGATAAAGCGCCGGGAACAGTCCGCCTAGCCCATCAATCGAGGAAGGAAACGAGATGACCCAAGACCTGAAGACCAAGATAGCCGAGGCTGAAAACCCTTTCGGTCACCGCTGGGACGAATGTGGGCTGTGTGGCCCAATGGTGACCTGCGGCAAGTGTGGGAACAACTGCTGCAACGGCGGCTACGGAACATTCGAGGGCGCCACCTGCGACGCCTGTCCAAGCGCCTATGACATGCAGGATCAAGCCCAACCCAAGACGGAGGAGGGGTGATGGACGCAGCGTTCGGCTGGATCATCGCTGTCTGTCTGCTGCCCGACCGTCACCCAGGACGAGCCCGCATGGTGCGCCGCCTTCATCGTCATGGCGACAGCCGTTGCGGCCATCTGGGCTTTCTTCAAAACCACCCCGAAAGGCGATAGACAGTGACCTGGTACTGCGTACGCACCGCTACACGCCGAGAGAAGACCGCTGAGGCCTCCCTGAGGGAATTGGGGGTCCAAGTCTACGTGCCCCGCGAAACCCGCTGGGAGCGCCTCTCGCCGCGCCAGGAGCGGGCGCCCAAGCAAGCCCCGCTCCTGGCCGGATACATCTTCGCAGACCTGACGGACAATCAGATCCACCTCGCCAACGAAGCCGAGGGGGTGAGCTGCATCGTCTCGTCAAACCGCGCTGACGGAACCCGCCGCCCAACGCCCGTCAAGGTCGCCGAACTCTACTGGCTCGCCTACGCGGAAAGCCAGGGCATGTTCGATTGGACCTATAGCGAGAAGCCCAGGAAGTGGACCCCGAAGAAGGGGGATGAAGCCAAGGTCACGTCAGGCCAGTACACCGGCTTCATCGGTCAGGTTCTAGAGCTTCGAGGTCGCAACCGCGCTCTGCTGCTGGTACATTTGTTTGGACGCCCGGCGAAGATCGAGCGACCTATTTCGGAGCTTCAGGCGGCATGATGCAAACCGTGAAACACATCCTCAGGCTGGCGTGGGAAAACCCCATGATGACCGCCATCGTTGCACTTGCCCTAGCCTTGATAGCATCTGCCGCCACTTACTATCCCATCCCCGTGGCGCTCGGGCTCATCGTGGTCGCGCTACAGGTGCGCAGGGAGGTGGTGAAGTCCAAGGAGGCCGACAAGCTCCTTGACCAGATGTGGGAGAAGATCGAGCGCGAGGGCGCCGATGCCGCCAAGACCTACGCCGAGCAATACAAGCCGTACAGGGATGCTGGAGAGGCGGCATTGATGCAGATGAAAGCCCAGCAGGACGCCATGGAGTCGCTGCGAAAGCACCACCCCTAGCGCAAACCGCCCGCGACAAACACAACCTCTTGCGATGCGTCCGAATATGGCGTAGACAATGGGCAATGGCGCTATCGTGTCGATAGCCTCGGGCCACTGGCGGACGAAACACGGAGCACCGCTCTAGGTGCACGCCAGCCCCCACCTCGGACGTCTCGCCATGCGGGACCAAACGAGGCGACCTAGAAACGCGCCAGCAAATCCCAAACGCCAGCAGGATACCCGAAATGGCTGAAGTCGATTCGACCTCCGATCAGCGGACGGTCAACAACACCATGCGCCACGCCTACCGCGTTCTCTCCGACACTGAGAAGGCGCAGATGCGGGACATCAAGGACGCCGGCCTCGCCTTCCACGATCTCGTGGGTAGCGTCGGTCAGAGCCGCGAACTGTCGCTGGCAAAGACCAAGATCGAGGAAGCCGTCATGTGGGCCGTGAAGCACATCACCGCCTAACCCCAACCGCCCCCCGACAACGCCTCGACCACACACAGCGTTTGTAACCCTCGCGTCAGATCGCGGGGGCGGGACCACATCAGCCCGCTATCCTTTCCGCTCAGACCCAACCCGACAGGTGAGCGACACAAACGGCAGGGATGCGAAAGTCACGACCGGCGCGGGCGCATCACTCATTGGGCCGGTTAATCCCAGCAAGTTGGAAACTATCCAATGGCGCTTCAGTTCGAAGACGACGTAATCGCCGAGCTGCTTGATCGCACCGAGAAGGGCGAGCCGCTGACGAAGATTTGCGTCGATCCCAGAATGCCGAAGAGGCGAACGGTCTACGATTGGTTGGAGAGCGATGCGGAGTTCTCCGCACAGTTCCGCGCGGCGCGTGCGCGAGGCGTTCACGCCCTTGCCGAGGACTGCCTGAACATCGCTGACGAGAAGGTCACCGACGCCATTCAGGTGGCCGACAAGCGCGTCCGCATCGACACCCGTCTTCGCCTGGCCGGCAAGTGGCTCCCGAGCATCTACGGCGAGCGTGTCGATGTGAACCACAGCGGAGAGGTCGTTACCCGGCATGACCTCAGTGGCTATAGCGCCGATGACCTCGACGCGCTTGAGCGCCTTATCGAAAAGGCTCCCAACGGTAAGGGAGATTCAAGCGGAGAAGGCTCGACGGGGTCTGATCGGGTTCACTAGCTACACCAACCCCGTCTACCAGCCCGCCGGCCATCACAAGCTGATCGCTGACAAGCTGGAGCAGGTTGAGCGCGGCGAACGTGACCGGGTGATGGTGTTCATGCCGCCCCGCCACGGCAAGAGCGAGTTGGCCTCCCGCAAGTTCCCCGCCCGCTACCTGGGCAAGCATCCGAGCCGCCAGATCATCGCGGCGAGCTACAACAGTGACCTGGCTACGGACTTTGGCCGGGATGTCCGAAACTTGATGGCCTCACCTGAGTACGGAGAGATCTTCCCCGACGTTCGCCTTCGCATCGACAGCAAGGCGGCTGACCGGATGAACACCAACCACGGCGGCGCCTACTTCGCTGCTGGCGTTGGCACGGCGACGACGGGTCGAGGCGCGCACCTTGGGATCATTGACGACCCCTTCAAGGACCGCGAGGACGCGGACAGCGAGACGCAGCGCGAAAAGGTCTGGAACTGGTATCGCTCCACGTTCTTCACCCGCCTCATGCCTGGCGGGGCCATCGTGCTCATTCAGACCCGCTGGCATGAAGACGATCTCGCCGGACGCTTGCTGGAGCAGGATGGACGGCTAGAGGACGGCGGCGAGTGGGATGTGCTGGAGCTTCCAGCCATCTCGAACGATGGCAAGCCGCTCTGGCCTGAGTGGTACGACCTGAAGGCCCTGGAGCGGATCAAGAACACCATCGGCCCTCGCGAGTGGTCTGCGCTCTATCAGCAGCGGCCACAGCCTGACGAGGGCGGGTTCTTCCAGCGGGATTGGCTCAAGTCGTGGGCGACGAAGCCTGAGAACCTGCGGATCTATGCCACGAGCGACTATGCGGTCACTGACGGCGGCGGCGACTACACGGTCCACCGCATCTGGGGCGTGGACGAGAAGGGCGACATCTACCGCCTCGACGGCTGGCGCGGCCAGACCGCGGCGGACATCTGGATCGAGCAAAAGCTGGACCTGATGGCGAAGTGGAAGCCGTTGGCCTGGTTCGGCGAGGCCGGCGTCATCCAGAAGGCTATCGAGCCCATGTTGCGGCGTCGGATGCGAGAGCGTTCGGTGTTCTGCCGCATGGAATGGCTGAGCAGCATCCACGACAAGCCGACCCGAGCGCGGGGTTTCCAAGCGCGTGCAGCAATGGGGAAGGTCTGGCTAGAGCCGGGCGCTGACCTGACCGAGTTCCTTCAGTTCCCCGCCGGCAAGCATGACGACGAAGTTGACGTGGCTGGCATGTTGGGCCGCGCCCTAGACGACGCGCACCCGGCAATCCTCACCGTCGCCCAGAAATCGAACGATCCCCCCGACCTGTGGGGCAGAAACAGGGGAGGCGGGGATTCATGGAAGACAGCGTGAAGCCAATCCTGCCGCCCCTTTGGCTCCTTCCGAACCAATGGAAGATGTTTGAGGAAGCGGGCTACGACATGCGCTTCGCCAAGCGCACGCCTCTAACCATCCCGACAGTGCGCGCCGCGCCGTGGAAGGCCGCCCGTGGCTGAAACCCCCATTACCTACGCGCCGGACCTTCCGCGCCTGAAGCGCATGTTCGCCGAGGCGATGGACGCTTCGACCGTGGAGCGCAAACAGGCGGCGATTGATCAGGACTATTACGACGGGCCGGGTCAGTGGACGACTGCCGAGCGTCGTAAGCTGCGCGACCGTCGCCAGCCCGACAACTACTTCAACCGCATTCGCCCGGCCATTAACGGCACGCTTGGGGTCATCAAGCAGGGCTCCACCGACCCGAAGGCGTACCCGCGCAACCCGCAGGACGAAGACGCCGCCGACGTGGCCTCCAAGGTGCTGCGCTTCATCGCAGACCACAATCGCTTCGATGACGTGAAGATCAAAGGGGCCAAGGACTACCTGATCGCCGGCATCGCCGCGCTGATCGTTGAGGTGGACGAAGACCGCCAGATCACCACGTCCCTCATTCGCTACGAGGAGTTCTTCCGCGACCCCAGGAGCCGCCGCGAGGACTTCAAAGACGCGAAGTACATGGGCGTCGCCAAGTGGCAATACGCCGATGATGTCGCCGCGCAGTATCCCGACAAGAAAGACGAGATCGAGCGCGAGCTGATCACCGGAACGCCCATTTCCGTTGACGACACGATGGAGGACAAGCCGAAGGGTGAGAACGGCGCCCTGTCGTGGTCCGACAAGCGCAAGCGCCGCGTCCTGACCGTGGAGATGTACCACGAGGAGCAAGGGTGGAAGCGTTGCGTGTTCTACGGCGGCGGTGTTCTGGAGGCTGGCGAGAGCCCCTATCAGGACGACAAGGGCCGCCCCTGCAACCCCATCGAGGCGATTTCCTGCTACGTCGATAGGGATAACAACCGCTACGGCATCGTGCGCGACATGCGCGGGCCGCAGGACGAGATCAACAAGCGCCGCTCCAAGCTGCTGCACCGCCTGTCCACCAACCTTGTGCAGGAGAACGAGCCCGGTGCGATGATGGGCGTGGACGCCGATCTCGTCCGCAAGGAAGCCGCGAGGCCTGACGGTGTGCTGCCTTCGGGCGTCCAGATCGTCAATCAGTCGGACAAGTCGGCAGGCGAAAGCCAACTGCTGGCCGAAGCGAAGTCCGAGATCGAGCGCATGGGTCCTAACCCTGCGGTGCTGGGTCGGACGGGTGAGAGCCAATCGGGCCGCGCCAACCTGATCCGCCAGCAGGCGGGGATGACCGAACAAGCCATCGTCTTCGGCGGTATCGAGGATTGGGAGCTTCGGATCTATCGCCAGAAGTGGAACCGGGCTCGCCAATACTGGACGCCGCCCATGTTCATCCGCACCACGGATGACGAAGGGGCTCCCGACTTCATCGGCGTGAACCAACCGAGGGGCGAGCCTGTCGTTGATCCCATGACGGGCGAACCGCAGATTGACCCAAAGACCGGCGAGCCGATGGAGGGTCCGCCTCAGATCGACCCCATGACCGGCGAGCCCGTGCTTGGCTACAAGAACCGCCTGGCCGAGCTTGATGTGGACATCATCATCGACACCGTGCCCGACACGGCCAACGTCCAACAGGAGCAGTTCCAAGTCCTGGCCGAACTGGCGAAGATGTACCCGCAGGAGGTCACGTTTGACGAGATGGTGGAGCTTTCCACCCTTCAGAACAAGCGGGCCTTCCTCGACAAGCGCAAGGCCAAGGCTGAAGAGGCCGCCAAGGCGCAACAGCCGAACCCGATGCAGATGGCTGAAGCTGAGAAGGCCAAGTCTGAGGTTGGCAAGAACGACGCCAGCGCTGCCCTGGACCGCGCCAAGACTGCCGAGATCATGGTGGGCTTGAGCATGGGTGTGGGCGCTCCGATGGACGCCGCCATGCCGCAGCCGCAACCCATGCAGCCGCCCATGCCTCAGGCTCCCGAGCCGATGCAGGGGCCGCCGCCTCAAGCTCTACCGCCGCAAGGCCCTCCGATGGGCCAGCCGCAACCGTTCTAACGACCACCCGCCGCCGGGGTAACGGGCGCATCGCTACGCTGGGGCGTGATCCAGCAACAGGCCGCCGCTGATCGGGCGAACCGAGTCGCCGTCGTTACGGGCGAGGATCATCATGGACAAACTGGACTTTCTCGACGCCCCCACGGGCGACGAACCCGCGCCCGCGCCTGTCATCGAGGCCGCTCCCGAACCGACGCCCGAACCCACGGAAGGCCCTGCAAGGGGTCCTGACGGCAAGTTCGCGCCTAGGACGGAAGCCGCTCCCGAGCCCCAAGCCGAGCAACCGCCCGAACCTCCCCAGGCTCAGCAGCCCCCGCCCGGTTTCGTTCCGGTCGCGGCGTTGCAGGAGATCCGCAAGGAGCTTCAGGCCCTTCGCCAAGCCCCGCAGCAGCCCGCCCCCGACCCTTACGAGGATTTCGAGGGATATCAGGCCCACGCGGAAGCCCAACGCCATACCGAGCGCCTAGGTTGGTCGCAACGTCTGGCCGTCGTGCAGCATGGCGAGGAACTGACGAACACGGTGTTGGAGTGGGCCAAAACCCGCGCCGACCAAGACCCGATGTTCAATCAGCGGGCGCTCCAGAATCCCGATCCTGTCGGCTTCGCAGTTCAGGAATACCAGCGCGAACAGGCGTTGGAGATGCTGAGCAAGCCGGAACTGCTCCAGGCGTTCCAAGCCTGGCAGACCCAGACCCAGACCCCGCAGCAGCCGCAGGCGATCACCGCCCCGGCTCCGATCCCCCATCAACAGCCGACGCCTCCAAGGTCCCTCGCCTCCGCTCCTGCGGCTGGCGGCATCAAGCCGGGTGAGATTCCCGTGGGTCCAAGCGTGGCGTTCGACTCCGTATTCAAGGACTAGAAACACACCATGGCCGAAGTCGTTCTCGCGACCGAAAGCGAAAAGCAGATCTGGGACGCCTCCTTCCTGAAGGAGACCGTCCGCGCCTCCCGCTTCCTGCCCTACATGGGCAAGGGCGTGACCAACATCATCATGATGAAGCACGAGCTGGAGACGGAAGCCGGCAAGACGATCAACATCCCGCTCGTCACCCGACTGACCAACAAGGGCGTGGGCGGCTCCACCGCTCTGCGCGGGCGTGAGACCCAGATCGGCAACTACAACTGCCCGATCACCATCGACTGGGATCGCAACGCCATCGTGGTTCCGAAGTCGGAGAGCTACAAGACCGAGATCGACTTCCTCAACGCCGGCAAGCCGCTCCTGAAGCAATGGGCCGCCGAAGCCCTGCGCACCGACATCATCTATGCGCTGATGTCGGTCATCCCGAGCGGCAACACGACCGTTCCCTATGCCGAGATCACCGACGACACCACCAACGGCGGTTACAAGATCGCCGCTGGCTACGTCCCTGAGACCGTCTTCGACCGCTACGAGGGCGTTTCTTGGACCTCGGCGTCCGAGGCTCAAAAGGACGCCTGGCTGGCCCTCAACTCCGACCGCGTGCTGTTCGGCGCCCTGCGCTCCAACATCTCGGCCAATGACCACTCGGCGGCCCTGACGACCCTCGACACGACCGCCGACAAGGCATCGACCAGCATTGGTTCGCTGGGCAAGCGGATGGCGGGCCAGGCCAATCCGCACATCACGCCATTCATGACCGAAGACGGTCGCGAGTATTACGTCTGGTTCCTCGGCCCCCGAGCGTTCCGCGACGTGAAGCTGGACTCTGTGATGATCGCGGCCAACCGCGACGCTCGCGCCCGTGAAGGGTCCGGCATGGACAAGAACCCCCTCTTCCAAGACGGGGATATGATCCATGACGGCATCATCTATCGCGAAGTGCCGGAAATCCCGCACATCGTGAACGTGGGCTACGGCGGCAATACGGACGTTGAGCCTAGCTTCCTGTGCGGCCAGCAGGCTCTCGGCGTCGCCTGGGGTCAGACCCCCACCCCGCAGACCGAAGTCAACGACTACAAGTTCCGCCCCGGCATCGCCATCGAGGAACTGCGCGGCGTCAAGAAGCTGGCCTTCAACGGCAAGCAGAACGGCGTCGTCACCATCTACGTCGCCGCCGGCGCTGACTCGTAATCCCACCCACCCTGAGAACCAACGGTTGGCCTGCGGGCCGCCGTTGGCATGGAGGCCATAATGGCTGTTGAAAACCTTGTCGCGGTTGGCGCGACCCCCTCCGACAACCGTGTTTCTCACGGGCTGGGCGGAACCGTGAAGTGCTGGTCGCGCACCGTCGAAATCTCGGCGTCCGCCACCAACGCCTCGACCTACGACTTCGGCTATATCCCGGCTGATGCTCGTATTCTGGGCGAGTCCACCTACTCGCTGGACGACTGCTCCACCGAGTCGTCTTCGACCTTCGACATCGGTTTGTTCCCGGTGGACGGCAACATCACCGACGACGACGACGCGCTGAACGACGGCATCGTTCTGGGCACGGCGGCCACCAAGCAGCCGCTGATCAAGAACATCGCCAACTATGGCAAGCGCGCCTGGCAGCTCGTCAACGGTCAGACCACCAACCCCAAGGGGCAACTCTTGGTGCGAGGTACGATCAAGGACGCCGCGATTTCCAACGTCGGCGGGACGTTCACGGTCGAACTCTACTTCCTGGTGCCCTGATGAAGGCCCGCTTCATCGGTGACCCGAACGACAATTTCAGCGGCCCGCAGCACATGCGCATGTGGGGCGTTGATTTCGTCAAGGGCGAGTGGGTTCAGGTGACTGAGCCCCGCTTCGCCACCAATAACCACTTCGAAGTCGATGACGGCTCCGAGGGTGGTTACGAGGGGATGAAAGTCCCCGCCCTGAAGGCCCTCGCCGCCGCGCGCGGTGTGGATCTGACGGACGTGAAGCTGAAGGCCGACATCATCGCGGCCCTTCAGCTTGCCGATGAAGCCACGGAGGAGGGGGCTTAGGCCCCCTCTGACTTCCCGTGCCTACCTGCCTTGAAATCATCACCGACGCCATGCTGGAAATCAGCTTGATCGGCTTTGGCATGACGCCTGAGGGCGATGAAGCTGCGCAGGCTATGGGCGCGCTGCAAGGCATCTATGACGAGTGGGTCACGGGTGGCACGTTCGGGGCGCTGACCGACTACACCGCGACCGCCGCCTATACCGCCAAGGAGCAAGAGCGCGTCTTCAATGACGGCTACACGATCACGCTCCCGACCTCCATCACCGACGACCCCGCCACTGAGGTTCGCCCGCCCTACGATCTGTCGCTGATCATGGTGGTGGAGCCCGGCGAGGATCGGCAAGCTTCGATCTACGACGCCAACAACGCCGCCTGGGTGCTGCTGGACGGCCTGACGCTATCGAGCGTCGCTCCCCTGTCGGATCGCGGTCGGCAAGGCCTCGCCTGCCTTCTCGCCAAGCGCCTTGCTGGCAATCGCACGCAGGTTTCCCCGCAAAGCGAAATCGCAGCGGGCCGCTTCCTTTCCTCCCTGTCCCGCAGGCCCGCCAATGCGCGCCGCGAGACGGCGGTTGACTACTACTGATGACCCAAATCCCGCTGGCCTATGGCGCGGCTGACCGGCGCGTGGGGGACTTCCCCAAGCTCGAAACCGTCAACATGTTCGCCGAGACCCCCGCCAGCGACCCCAAGTCCCTGTCCCTGGTGGGACGCGCGGGCCTGGAGGCCTTGGCCGTCGTCGGGGATGGCCCCATTCGCGCCATCTTCCAGCGCGCCGGGCTGTTCGATGGCGACGCCCTGGTGCTGTCGGGGTCAACCCTCGCCCGAGTGACCAAGGGCGGCTCTGTGACGGCCTTCACCGGAACCGTTGCAGGTGAGGGCAGGGTCAGCATTGACGCCGGTCCTGGCGTTGGTGGGGTCAGCGAATGCCGCATCGCGACGGGAACTGAAGTCTACCTCGCCAGCGGCGCGACGGTTGCGGCTGAGACCTTCCCCGACGACGCGGGGGTGACGGCGGTTCTCTACATCCGAGGCTTCTGGATCGCCATTCGGGCGGACACTCAAGTCCTCTATTCCCGTGTTCCCGGCGACCTTGCCTGGGATGCGATCACCTTCACCTCTGCGGAATACGAGCCGGACAAGGCCATCGGCCTAGCGAGGCTGGGCGATACGGTTCTGGTGTTCGGCGAGACCTCGCTTGAGCCCTTCGCCCTGACGGGAACGGCGGTCAATCCCATCGAGCCTTACGGCGGATCGGCTCAGGACGTGGGTTGCCGGGCTAGAGACACCATCGTCAACCTTGCGGACGGGGTGTTCGCGGTCGGGGATGATAGCGCGGTCTACAAGTTCACGCCGTCAGCCCGCGTGATCTCCGACAACGCACTTTCCGAGCGCATTCGCCTCTCAAGCGCCATGAACCTGCGGGCCTGGGGCTTCCGTCAAGATCAACACGCCTTCTACCTCCTGAACCTGGGCGATGAGACGTGGGTCTATGACGACTCAAACCAGCTTTGGAGCACTTGGAGAAGTGATGGGTTCCCCTACTTCCGCGCCCACATCGGGACGGAAGTGCAGGGCGCTGTTCTCTGCGGGAATGCGGCGGCGGATTCGGGCCAACTCTGGCGCATGACGCCCGAGAAGCTGACCGATGACGGCGATGAAGTCGAGCACATCGCAACCGCCTTCTATCCGCAATCGGAGGGCCGGACGGTCTGCGGAAATCTGGTTCTCGAATGCGCGCGGGGCGTGGCTCCGATGACCGGGCAGGGCTCAAACCCCCTGGTGGGAATGCGGCAGTCCTTCAACAAGGGCAAGACGTGGACCCCCTGGAGGTTCCGTAGCTTGGGGGCCGCTGGCGACTACCGCAACAAGGCCCGCTGGAACGGCTGCGGCACGATTGGGGCTGACGGGATGATGGTTCAGCTCAAGGCCACAGACCCGACCGTTATCCGGTTCTCCAAGCTGCTGATGAACGTGCCGGCATGATCGCAACCCAACCCATTGTCGCGCCCAACCGCACGCCTGAAATGGTCTTTGTGGGCGAGTGGAGGGGGGCAGGAGCCCTTCAAGGCCTTCCCCGCTGGATGACCATCGCCAACGAGGACGGAACACCTACGGGGGCCTTCCTGCAATGCGCCCGCAAGGCCTTCAACCTGACGACCATCGGCTTCACCAGCCGCGACACCATCGTCAACATCGGCGTTGACGGCGAGCGCGACGGAACGCCCACCCAGGCGATGCTCGACGCGTGGCTGGCCTGGACCTCGTAGAGGATCGCGACCCCAGCTTTTGGGATCGCATCGCCAACCATCCAGAGGTCGCGCCACACGTCTTCCTAGGCCACGAGGCCGTCAGTCTATCGGGATTGGTTCAAAGCCCGTCTGTGACCCCTCTGAGGGCGATCCACGGGGGCTTCATCTTCCTCCGTCTCGATAGCTTGGGCAGGGTCCATGAGCTTCACACGCTGTTCACGCCTGAAGGCTGGGGCCGTGAGGTTCTGCTTTCCGCCAAGCAAGCCTTCGCCGCCATCTTCGCAACCGGCGCCCAAGTCGTCGTGACCTACGAGGTTGAGGGCTGGAAACGCTCGCAACCGCCTCTCTCCTTCGGCTTCAAGCCTGCCGGCGACTTCGCCCCGGCCCTTGGGGTCTCTCTCCGCACCTGGACTTTGACGCGCTCGGCTTGGGACCTGTCCCCGGCGCGCGGGAGAATGTAAATGCCGCTAGTCGCTGCAATCCCTGCCTTCCTGGGCACAGCCGCTGGGGCTGCGACCGTCGCCGGTGGGCTTTCGCTCGCTGGTGGTGTGTACGCGTCCAGCCAAGCCAACAAGGCCGCCGGCCGCCAGATTGACGCCCAACAGCAGGCGACTGAGCAGACGCTTGCGCTCCAGCGCCAGCAGTACGACACGACCCGCGCCGACCAGGCCCCGTTCCGTGAGGGTGGATACGCGGCGCTCGATCAGATCCTTGCGGACTACCAGCTAGGGAGCCGAGCCCCTGGAGCGCAGCAGGCGGGCGGCTACGATGTCGCCAAGTACATCTCGCAAAACCCCGATGTCGCCCAGACCGCCCAGCAGCTACAGGCTCAAGGCGTCATTGGTCCGAACGGTCAGTTCAAGTCCGCCGAAGACTGGGTGGCGCAGGTTCAGCTTCCGAACGCGATGGCGAGCGGGGAGCAGCGCGATTATCCGACGATTGCGACGGACCCCAATGCGCCCGCGCCCCTAACGGCGGAACAGACCCTCCAACAGCAGATCGGCAATGAGCCGACCTATGGCGAGCGCCCGACCTTCAGCCGTCCCGGCTACATCAACCCCGATGTGTCGATCAACGCCTTCCAGGCCTCTCCCGACTACCAGTACCGCCTCGACACCGGAAACCGGAACCTCAACGCCGCCTTTGGGGCCAAGGGGATTGCGGGGAGCGGCGCGGCGGGCAAGGCCTTCATCGACTACGGCCAGAGCACCGCAGCGGCGGAATACGGCAACTGGCGCAACTACGTCACCGGACAGACCGACAAGACCAACGCCTTCAACTCTGACACGTTCCAGTCGGATCGGGCCTATGGGTCCGGCGCCTATGACGCTGATCGGAACTTCTCGGCCAGCCGCTACGACACCAATCGAGGCTACGACACCAGCCGCGCCGACAAGCGGACGAACGATCTGTTCAACATCGCGGGCATGGGTCAGGGCTCCACCAACTTCGTCAATCAGCAGGGGCAGGCATACGCTGCAAACGCTGGAAACGCCTATCAGGCGAACGCCAACGCCATGTCGGACATCTACTACAATCAGGCCGACAACAAGGCCTCGGCGTTCGGGCAGGCCATCAGCGGCGTCAAGAACGCGTTCGCAGATTACCGGGGAACGAGCGGCTACAGCGGGGCTCCGGTCATTCCCGGCAGCAACGCCACCCAGGCCAGCGCCTATGCAACCGCGATGTCGCCCAGCCTCTACAAAGGCCCGCTAACCACCATGCCGCAGCCGAGGTTCTAACCCATGAACATCGTCCGCAACGCCTTCGCGGCCATGACCGAGGCCGACGACTATTACAAGAAAGACCGCCAGGACCGTGCCCGCGTCCAAGCCGGTCGGCAGATGGAGCGCGGAGGCCCGGAAGCCGCCGCTGGGACGCTCTACGCGGCTGGCGACCTTGAAGGCGGGGCCGGGATGCAGCGGATGCAGCAGCAGAGCCAGGAGCGCGAACAGGGGCTCCAAGCCGCCGAAAGCGCCAAGAAGCTGGAGTACATGAAGCGGCTCGGGGTCGCCATGCAGGGCATCCCCATGGAACAGCGCGCCCAAGCCTACCAAGAGAAGGTTGGCCCGGCCCTGCAACAGCTCGGCATGAGCCCCGAAGATGTGGCCGGGGCCGCTGCGCATCTGGACGACGCGTCGCTGATGACCTTCATCGGCGAACTCGACAAGCAGCTTCAGGTCATCAACCTGGGGGGCGGGGGCGTGGCCTCCTACAACAAGCAGACCGGCGAGTTCAAGACGCTACGGGAGCCGACCATGAAGGCCCCGAACGGCTATCGCTACGGCGCAGACGGCGGCCTTGAGATCGACCCCGGCTATGTCGCGGGGCAGGGGCAGGTTGCCGAGGTGAAGGCTTCCGCTACGGCCCGCCATCGCGCCCCGCGTGTTGGCCGGTCGGGTGGCGGCTCTGCGGCCTCTAGCGGCCTCCCTGCTGGCTTTGTGTTGGATTAGACGCCATGGCGAAACCGATCATCGTTGAAGGCCAGACCGCGACCAATCCGCAGACGAAAGAGAAAATCGTCTATCGCGGGGGCAAGTGGTATCCGGTTGAGGGCGCTGGCGGCGGCGTGCAGGGCTACGACTCCGTAGGCCAGTCCGCCGAGATGCTGAAGGCGCTCGCCAAGGGTCGCGCCGCCAAGGATCTAGCCCGCCTGGAAAGCTCCCAGGTTGCGGAGGCCGAAGGCTACGGCAACGAACAGACTGCCCTCCGAGCGCAAGACGTGCTGGACACCGGCGTTCCCACGGGGGCTTTCGGTGAAACGCGCGCGGCGGTCGGCAAGGCTATCGGCAACAAGGTCACCAACTTCCTGTCGGGGGGGCTGATCCCCGACAAGGAGCAGACCGCCAACCTCGAAACCATGACCACCTTGGGGAACCAAGGCGCGCTGGGTCAGGTGGGGCAACTCAAAGGGCCGCTGTCTGACCGCGACGTGCAGTTCATCAAGACGCTCCAGTACAGCCCCAATTCGTCCCGCACCCAAAACCAGCGGGTGATCGAGGCGCAAAAGTGGGTCGCCCGGCGTCAGGCCGCCTACGGCGCGGCGCTTCGCAAGTGGACCGAAAACCTTGGCTCACCCTCCGCGCTGAATGGCAAGGGGATGAGCTTCGACCGTTTCTGGGGCGAGTATTCCGCCCGCGCGCTCCCCCGGCCCGGCCTTGAGCCGCAGGCCGCAGCGCCTACGCGCAACGCCTTCGATACGTCCGCGCCCGCTGCCGCAGGCAAGCCCGCCGCCGCTGGCCCGGCGAAAGAGCGCGTCTTCAATCCTCAGACCGGAAGGCTCGAATAGAATGCCGATCCGCGTCCGCGCGCCTGACGGTTCGGTCGCTGTTTTCCCCGATGGGATGACGGACGCCCAGATCGAGGATGTCATGAAGCGCGAGTACGCGCCCAAGGCAGCGCCCAAAGTCACCTCCGATCAGATGCGAGCCTTCGCCACTGGCGGCAAGAAGCCCGACACCATGAAGGATGTCGGGAGAAGCTTTTCGTCTGGCCTCGCCGGAACGCTCGCCAACGCGAACCCCATGAACGCCTTCGGCTTTGGCGGGTCTTTGGATATCGTCGGGGACGCGGCGAACCTCGCGGGTATGATCCAGAAGGCAACCAAAGGCCAACGCCCTACCGGCGCGGACATCACCAGATCGCGCCCGGTTCCCGGCGCTCGTGCCGCCCAAGCGCAGCTTTCCCTGACCGGCCAGAACTACGACCCCAAGACGACGGCGGGGGAGTGGGCGAAGACGGGTGGCGCCATGCTCCCGAACGCCTTCGCGCCGGGCTCGGCGCTGGCGCGGACGGCGGCTGTCGCGCTCCCGACCATCGGCACTGAAGGCGCGGGCCAGATTGCTCGGAAGCTGGGCGCGTCACCTCAGATCGAAGCTGCCGCCAGGTTCGGAGGCGGTCTTGCTGGCGGTCTTGCCTCAAGCGTTCGCGTGGCTCCCGCCGCTAAACCTCCCAGGACTCCCCCGGTCAAGGTGGCGAACCTTCGTTCCGCGAAGAACGCGGCCTATGACGCTGCGGATCAAGCGGGCGTTAGCTACGCTCCCCCGGCCTTTGAGCGGCTTGTGGATAATGTGGCGAACGACCTGCAAAGCGCCCGGCTCAACCCTGCCCGGAACCCGAAAGCCGCATCCATGCTGGAGGAGCTTCAAGGGATGAAGGGGCAGGCGCCAACGCTAACGCAGCTTGACGACCTTCGGCAGATTGTCCGCCGCGATGTCGCAGGGTCGCCGTCCGAGAAGTTCTTCGCAGACCGCATCATTAAGCAAATCGACGCCTTCACCGATAGCGCCGGGCCTCAGGACGTTATCTCTGGAAGCGCCGACGACGCCTCGACGCTGATCAGAACGGCTCGCGACCTCAACACCCGTTATCGCAAGGTTGAAAGCGTCACTACGGCTCTTGACCGCGCCGAACGCCGGGCGGGTCGCACTGGCTCGGGCGGAAACGTCGATAACGCCACGCGCCAGAACCTTGATCGGATCTTGGACACAACCCCGAACCTTACGGCAGAGGAGCAAGCCGCTCTCCGCAGCATCGTTATGGGCGGGAAGGGGCAAAACCTCCTGCGTCAGATCGGCAAACTGTCACCGCAGGGCAACGGCCTGATGGCCGGTCTCAACCTTGGGGCGGCGGCCTTCGCGGGGCCTCTTGGGGCTATCCCTGGCGTTGCCGGGCTGCTCGCGAAGCTAAAGGCTGACCGCATCACATCCGACAAGGTACGCAAGCTTATCGAGTTGATGGCTGCGGGTGGAAAGCAAAGCCCGAACGCTTTCGCTCCCGCTCAGATCACGTTCGATCCTGGCGCCGGCCTCCTGGGAACGGCGGCGATCAATTCCCTAGCAGAGACCCGGTAAGCAGAATCTTCACCGTCCCGAGAACGCCAAAGCCAATCGTGAACAGCAAGGCGCGCTTGTCGATATAGACCCGCCGCCACCAAGGCGAGGGCCGATAACCCGGCTCGATGATCTCGAATTTCGCGTCGATCACGCGTGGCGCTTTTCCCATCCCCCGACCCTAGCACCACGCGCCCAGCGCGCCAATCCGCACATCTGAGGTTCCTTACATGGGCCAGTTCTATGGGTTCCGCCTTCAGGAGTTCGGCGCCACTGGCGTTCCGATCCCGAGCGCGCGGCTCTACACCTTCGATCCGGTCGCCACCACGACCCCGAAGGCCACATATTCTGACAACGGCCTCACCGTGAGCAACGGGGCCTATGTCCAGGCCGACGCTGCCGGGGTGTTCCCGCAAATCTTCGCGGCGAACGGCGAGGCGTTCTATGCCAGCCTTCGCACCGCTGCCGGGGTTGAGGTCCAACAGTTCCAATTCCTGACCGCGCTCGGATCTGACGATGCAACTTCCCTGCTGCGGGACTTCACCACCAACGGACGGTTTCAGGTTCGGGGCGCGGACGGGATTGTCCAGATCGAGACCGGCGATCCTGCTGGCGATGACGTGGGCGGCGACGCCCGCATGGGCGGCTGGGACGGCACGCAGGGAACGTCCCTTGAGCTTGACTATGCGACCGTCGCCACAACGGGGGACTTTGATGTCCCTGGGGAGTTGACGGCTGAAACCCTGACGGTCGGTAGCAGCTCAAACCTCCCCATCCTCCTGTCGTCAGGCAACGCCACCCACGCGGCGGGCATCGCTCTCCCAACGGGCTATGCGGCGTATCGGATGGAGTTGTCCTACATCACGCTCTCCGCAGGCGCCACGATCGAGGGGTTCTTCGCCTTCGACGGCGTTCCGACCTACAAGACCGGAGCGGACGATTACGCCTGGCTGATCAACTGGAACGGCATTGCCGGGGCGACGACGGCCGGCACCGCTATCGACACCTCAGGCGCCCGCATGGCGCTGATGAACACCGAGGCGGCCATTACCGGCATCAATCCCGGTCGCGCCACCATCGAAATCACCTCATCGGCCCTGCTGGAAAGCGGCATTGCTGGGACGATCTGGCTCCCGAACGACGACGGGTCTTATAGCCCCCGCCACGGCATGTTCAGCGGTCAGACGCGCGGCAAGACCTACGGCAAGGCGAGCCACTTCAAGCTGTCCCCCAGCTCTGGAACGATGGCCTACCGCTACGCCCTCTTCGGTATTCCCGGTCTCGGGACCACCTAAGCCAACCCCACCCACAATCAAGACGGAGCCCCGGCCATGCCTGCGCCCTACGATTCCTCGCCTGCTATCCAAGCCCTTGCCGTGACGCCTGGGACGCCGTTCCCGGCCTGCCGAGCCCTCTACATCGGGACGGGCGGCAACTTCACTCCGACCCTGGAAAACGGCGGAACGCCTGCGTTCAAGAATGCGCAATCGGGTTCCGTCATCCCGATCCGCTGCACCAACGTCAGCGCCACCGACCTGACGGCTGCTGACATCGTGGCGCTGTACTAGTGGAAATCGGCCTTTCTCTCAGCCTCACCTCTAACAAGGGTGTGGGGGGCTGGACGCCTGCGCGCCTGGGCGCTTCCCTGCTGGGTTGGTGGGATGCGGAGCGTGCGGACAAGCTGGCCCTGAGCGGCTCGTCGGTCACGACCTGGACGGACATCGTGGCCAACTACGCCATGACGCAGGCCGTGGGAGCTGCAAAGCCGGTCTACTCAGCGACAAGCTTCAATGGGCGCCCCGGCATTACGTTCGACGGGGCGGACGACGAGTTGACCCTGCCGTCGCAGCCGTTCCCGAGCGGGGCCGCGCCGTCTGAAATCTGGGGGTTGGTGGATCAACTGGCGCTGGGGTCGGATGTAAGCACACGGCGAGTTGCGTCTTACGGCGGTTTTGCCAGCGGCAACAACGATCTTCGCCAACTTGCCCGATCAGCAAACGTCGGCGTGATGAATATCGCGCAAACTCTCTGCGGCAACGGCGCTGCATCCATTGCGGCGGCGAACACTGTCGTAGACTTCTCCGGCATTCATGTCGCCCGAGGGACGTTCAGCGCCACCGACACGGCCATCCGGGTCGATGGGGGTGCTGCGACAAGTGCCGCCGTCGTGCCTGCAACCAGCGCGACCCGCGCCCGCATCGGCGCAGCCACGCCCGGCTTCGGGTTCTGGAACGGACGAATGAACACCGTTCTCATCACCGGCCCGCTCTCGGCTGAACAAGCCGCCGAACTGACCACCTATCTCAAAGCCCGAGGAGGCATCTCATGAGTACGCTTTTCGTCAAACACCCGCCCGCCGATCAAGCCGGCTCCATCGCCTACTGCAACGAGTGCAATGCGCGCTACGAACAGTTCCTGTCGGATAACTCCGCGCCCGAGCCCGGCGCGATCTGGTACATCCCGCGCGAGGACAAGAACGGCAACTGGACCGTCGCGCTCTTTGGTCCGCCGTGGTCGTGGGATGGGATCAACACGGTTCCCGAGCCCGCGTCTTGCGCCGCGCTCCGCGTCGATGCGGTCGTGGTGGAAACGCCCGAGTGGCCGGTGTTTGACGAGTAGTCACCCCCACACCCCTACTCAGAAGGATTGGGCCGTTAATCCGTCTTCGCCGCCGCCTTGGTGACCATCCGTTGGGCCGCCTCGGCAGTGTCGAGGGCTTGGTCCAGTGCCATCCGGACGAAGGCCGCGCGGCCCTTCTCGCCGACCAGCTTATCCAGGCGGGCCAAGGCGTTGCGCTCAATGCTGAAGTGCGTGCGCTTGTAGTCCATGCGCGTTCTGCCCATGTCGTCACCTCCCTGTGGAGGGCGCGATTTTAGCGGCCAGGCGTAAATAGACGGCGCCGAGGATCGGGCGTATAGTTGGGGCCTTAAAAGGACGTGGGCGGCATGACCATCAAACCGATCTTCGCTTGGTATGACATCTGGGTCGGAGCTTTCTGGGATCAGACCAAGCGTCGCCTCTACATCTTCCCGGTCCCTATGCTCGGCATCGTCATCCAGTTCCGGAAGGCCGCCGCCGATGTCTGATCAAACCGTGCTGGCCGCCCTGATCCGCGCCCGCCTGCTGGGCGTCCGTCCCGAAGACCAGGACCTCGTTCTTGAGGATCAGGACTGGCGTCTGATCATCGACGCCCTACAGCTGGCGGATCAGGCGTGAGCGAGCGGATCGACTACGGCAAGCCGGGAGACCCGAGCGGGTGCTACCTACCTCCCGAGTGGCGCTCGCCCGGCGCGAAGGTCGGTCACGCGAACCGCGAGGCGGTTCGGCAGTATTTTGCCGGGCATATCGGCTGCACAAACGTGGAGTGCGCAGCGGCGCTGGGGCTTTCTGCGATGGCCGTAGGTCGCCACGTCGCCACGCTCCGGAAGGAATGGGAATGAGCGCAAGCGACCCATCCCAGGTGGACACCGCCACGCTGAAGGCCTCCCTGGCCCGCGACCTGAAAGAGGCCCAGTACGCCGCCGTCCGCGAGGACTGGGCCACCACGCTGCGTTGGACCCGTGAAGCGTCCGCCACGATCGCCGAACTTGGGCGGCGCTCACATCTGAGCTTGGTTCCCGCCGCGAAGCCGCAAAGCGACTTCGCCAAGCAGCAGGCCGCGTGGCCCTACGGATAAACGGCCCAATCTGCCCGCCTAGAATAGGAGTCCGTCATGGACGCTGAAGCTGTCGCGCTTTTCGTTATCGAGCAAAAAGCGGAAGTGGCGCACCAATTCCCGGCGATGCCCGAGGACCACATCAAGGATGAGGTCATGATGCGGCTGGCGCGTGAAGTGTTGACGGCGCGCCGGCTAACGCGAACGGCCCCCGCCGACTAAACGGCCCAAACTGACGCCGAAACCCTGGAGTCCGCCAATGAGCGAGGTTCGCACAGCGCCCGTCAAGGCGAAGCGCATCGAGGACATCGACGCCGAGCCTGATCTCCCCGGCGCATTCGAGTATTATCAGGCTGGTGACCAATACCCTGCCGGCCTGATCTACATCTGCCCCTGCGGCTGCAAACGCACCGGCGCGCTGGCGTTTAGGAACCAGGGCGGCGAGCGACCAAGCTGGGAGTGGGACGGCAATCTGGAAGCGCCCACGCTGTCCCCCTCGGTCCACCATGTCGGTCACTGGCACGGGTGGCTTCAGGCGGGCGTCTGGACCTCCTGCTGAGCTACGGCGGCACCCACGCCCCTACTTCAATTGTGGGCTCCAACATAGTCCGCCCGACGGTGCTGTAACACCGCCGGGCGCGGCCTTCGGGCAGTGAGTCCCTAGACCGACCTCGCGCGAGGCGTCGGCCAGGGACCACGAAAGCTGAGCCATGAAAACCCCCATCAACAGCCGGACGGAGTGAGACGCCCGTGGCAGACCTGATTCAACCCGACCCGCCACTCGCCGCAGCAGCGGCGAAGTTGCTGACCTTCGCGCCTGGTTTTGCGGGGGCTGTGCTGTCCCTGGCCTTCGTGGAGGCCCTGACGGCGAGGGGTAGGGTTGTGGCCGTGCTGGTGGGCCTTGCGTCCGCCGCCTTCATCGCCCCGGCTCTCGCGGATGGCGCGGACCTGTTCTGGCCTGGCGCCATGCCGGAGTCGGTTCGGTCCATGATCCAGTTCGTGATCGCGCTCTGTGCGATGGGCTGCATTCCGCCGCTGCTTGGCTGGCTGAGGAAGGTGGCGGGCGATCCGCTTTCGCTCCTGAAGGTCCGGTTCGGCCCCCAAGGAGAGCCCAAATGATTGCGGTGATCTGCGCGATGTTGGGGGGCGCCATTATCCTGACCGTCGTGGCTGTGGCCGTGTTGGGCTGGGCGGGGCTGGTTCCGACTGGACAGAGGGCGGGGCTCTACATCCTGGCCGCTGGGCTGCTGTGGGCGGGTCCGGGGCGGTTCCTGTCTCAGCCTGGGCCGGGGCTGGGGGACCTGCTGTTCCTGGCGGGGATCGGGACGCTGCTGGTCTCGATCTATGGCCGGGCCTTGGTCACGCACATCGAAGGGCTGGACGGTCGGCAGGATGGCCGTCTGTGGCCGTTTTCGTAGGAGACGCGACGTGTGGAAATACGACCAATCCTCCGGCGAGCTGACCCGCAACGGCAAGTTCGTGGCGCGCGGCTATTCCGGCCACCAGCTCGGCAAGAACAATCCCGGCCTTGAAGGCAAGGTCGCCACCGGCCCGCTCCCGCGCGGTAAGTGGAAGATCGGCGGCCCGCCGTACAACTCCCGCAACGTCGGCCCCTTCGCCCTGCATCTGGAGCCGGTCGGCCACGCGGCGCACGGCCGCTCGGCGTTCAAGATCCACGGCGACAGCGCCCGCGCGCCGGGGACGGCAAGCCGGGGGTGTCTGATCTTTCCCCGCAACGTCCGCGAAGCGATCTGGGCGAGCGGGGACTATGACCTAGAGGTGGTGGAGTGATCGCCCTCAAGTTCTGGCGCGAAATCCTGATCGCGGCCCTCGTCGCCTCCCTCGCCCTGGCCGGCGCCTTCATCAAGCACCAGCACGGCAAGATCGAGAGCCAGCGCGACGCCCTCAAGGAGGCCGCAGGAGCCCTCAGGGCGGCTGCTGACGCGATCCGCGACCGAGACGACGCCCTGAGCCTCAACGCCGCTCAGGAGGCCTCAGACGCAACCCAAACCGCAACCTTCTACAGAGGAGCCGCACGCGATGCGTTCAACGCTGGTTATGCCTCTCATCCTCGCTGTTCTGGCGAGCCCGCTCCTGTCGGGGTGCAGCCTGATCTCCGGTCGCTCTGGTCCGCTGGCGCCATCCCCGGTTCCGCTGGTATGCCCGGCAAGCCTCGCGGCTGATATCCCCGCCGAGCCCCTGCCTCCCGAAGGTATCGCCCCCTCGACCCTCCCTCCCGCTCTGTCTGCGTTCCTGTGGGGCGAGTGGGTTCCGTGGTCCAGGGCCAATGCGGTTCGGCTGGGGCAGGGGCAGAGATGGTGCATCGGCAAGACACACCCTCCTGACGGCTAGTGAAAGGCATCGGGACGTTCCGCGTTCCACTGGCTTGCTAATGAAAGGCAGGCCTTCACCACCCCAAGCGTTGAGCCTTACCGGCTCCGCTCAATGGCCCCGTCTTCCTTGCGGAGGGCGGGGCTTTTCTGTGTCAGGTGGGAGAGGGGAGGCATTAGGGGTTTTCACGGTTACGCCGGGCGTCGTCAGCAAACCCCATGGCGACGAAGCAGGCCCCGGAGGCGATCAGCTCCAGGGCAATTAAGGGGTGCAGGATCAGGCCATCGCCGAGGATGTTCCCGACAATGCAGACCACTCCAAACAGGGCGACTAGAAACCCGCCAAGTTTTGCGACTGACGATATCTTCACCATACCCACCACTCTACCTCAACTGGCCTTGGATTTGAACCGAAAGCTTGCGCGAAGGGGCGGGATTGGGTAGGGTTTTGACGTTGCGGCGGTTGGGTTAACCAGCACCGGGTATGATGCGCGAGCCAAATTCGGGGGAGGTCATATGCCCCCGGCCCATCGCGGATCGCCGCAACGCTTCCGAGCCCGTCGCCCACCATAGCGGCGGGTTTCGTGTATCTGGCTCTCAGCTCAAATCCCGTAAAGCCCTACGCCCTATGGAACATTAGGATAGGGGGCCGAATGAGCTAGTCGTGCCTGGCGCTACATGGCGCCAACTGAGGGTCAGGAGCGCGCTGGATGGTTTCGCGTCGGCTCACGGGGAACTAGCGGCCAGCCTTCGCCGAGCCCGTGGTTGATGCTGTTGCCTTCGAGGTTGTAGCGGTCCTTCGAGATTGAGACCTTCACGAAGGTCCGCATCCCAGGCTTGAAGCCAACCGGAGATCGGTGGATCACTTCGGGTGTCAGGCGCAGCAAGTGCTTGTCGGGGTAGGTGACGGTCTTGGCCCGCACGGCGCGCTGCTCCATGATCGTCATGCTGTCGGCGCAGTCGTCGGGAAGCTCGAAGCTGTCCTCATAGAACTCGGTCGGAGCGCGGTCGTACCAGATATAATTCACGTCCTCGGTCCCGAACCCGTCGCTATGCCAGCCGGGTCGGTTGCCGATGTAGTCGCCGGATACCCAGAGGGTCTTGGCGGTGAGGTACACGTATTTGCTGCCGATGAACTGGTCGCGGCCCTCAGCCATGATGGCGTCAACGATGGGGTAGAATTGCAGGAGGTTCGGCGGCAGCACGAAGCCGAAGCCCGGCGTCTTGATCGGGCAGTACATCCAGAACATCATCTCGACCGGCGAGAGGTCCACCAAGCCCAGGTCTTCGGGGAGGGCGCCGTACCTCATTGGACCTCCTCGAAGATGTAGAGCCCAAGCTCCATCTGCACGAAGACGGCGCAGAATCCGACGTAGCGCAAGGCCAGATCGTCGGGGATGGCAGCTCCGGTCTTGAAGGCGCGGAACCGGCGCTCCTCGTCAGGCGCGTGGGTGTTGACCACGGCCCAGCACCAGAACATGCCGCCCTGGTCCTGCATTCGGATGATTTCAGCCCCAGCGGGCAGTTTCATCGTGAACTGCTCCAGGACCGGCATCTGGTACTTGAAGATCACGCGCCCGGTCGCGTCGGACATGCGCGGCCCGCGAAGCGTTTCGTCCCACTGGTCTTCGCCCCCTCGTTTCACCTCACCCGAGAGGGGGCCATCGGGCTGAACGCGCTCGTCGGCGGGCGAAAGGGCCGCCGATTGCGCTGGGTTCTCGTTGTTCATTGTGTATGACCTCCGCGAAAGGCGCTCGTTCAAAAGCGCAAGTGGAGCGCAACAGATGATCTCAACCGTTGGCCTGGACGCTGATGATACTCTTTGGCACAACGAAATCAACTATTTCGCAAAGCCTTACGCCATAAGGGGTTGGGATCACTCCATGTCCGCACGAAACCGCGCAAATGGGGTGAACGTCTCAGGAACCTGACGCAACTTGCGTCATTTGCGCCTGACGGCCTCCATGACGGCGGCGATGTCGTCAGGCGCGAGCTTGGCGTACCGCTCCGTCGTGCTCGCCACGGTCTGCCCTAAGGCCTTCCCCACGGCGTAGATAGGCACGCCCTTTTGCACCGCCCACGACGCGAAGGTGTGGCGCAGGACGTGCGGCGAGACACCCTCTAGCCCCGCGTCAATCCCGGCTTGGATGAAGGCCTTGGCGACCCGATCAAGGCGCTGTCCGGCCCAGGAAATGACGTGCGATGACCGTGACCGCCGCTTGGCTGAGAGAAGGGCTCGGCGAAGGGCTGGCGTCATGGGCGCCACGGTGCGGCGCTTCTTCGTGATGCGGCGGCCAGGGACGCGGTAGTCGATGGTTCCGGTTTGGAAATTGACCCGATCCCACGTCAGATCCAAGATCGCCATGGTTCGGGCGCCGGTGTAGAGCGCCAGCCGGGCGAACAGCAGGACGTGGCGGCTCCTCGGGCGACGCAGGCGGCGGAACAGCTTGGCGACCTCATCGCGGGTCAGCCAACGCTCTCTGGGCGGCGCTGGGGTCAGTGTGAGGAAGGGCGGGGCCCGATCCAGCTTGTTGTGCTTCTCTGCCCTCCTGAGGGCTGCTGAGAGCACGGACAGGTCGCGGCGGATGCTCTCGTCACCGTACCCGACATGCCGCTTGTTATCGACGTAGGCCTGCTGCTTGGCGATGTTGCATTGGCCGGCCAGGGTGGAGCCGAAGAACGCCTTCAGGTTCCGAATGCCAAGGCTGGCGTTGTCGGGCCGCATGAGGCCCTTTGCGTAGCTATCCCAATACCAGTCCAGCGCTTGCGAGACCGTAAGGTCATCTACCGGCTCGGAGGTCTGAGCTAGGCTGAAGGCTGCGAGGAACGCCTCAGCTTCATCACGGCTTGATGTCCGCGTTGAGACGCGGCGCGAATGGCTTCCGTCCTGCCAGGTGACGTAGAGGTTTGGCGAGGTTGGGATGTTGATGAGGGTGAAGCGCGGCATTCAATCAGGTAGGCGTCCAGATCGACGGAGCGATACCTAATCAGCCTTGCGCTCACCGGGGAAGCTTCAATCCGACCCTCAGCCCTCAGGCGGTCCAAGGTGTCTGTGGACATTCCGAGATAGTCGGCAGCTTCCTTGCGGGACAGGACGGCCTTGGTCACGTCTCTCCCCCTTGTCGATGGGAGGGGGTGAAATTTGGGTTCGTCCCGGGGCTCAGATCAGCCCCAGAGGTAGCCCGCGTCGGGGCGGCTTCGGGCCTCCACTCGGCGTAGGAGATCGGCCATTCGCCCCGCTCGCGCTGGGCGTAGGCGCGGCGCATCAGCTTGAGACGCCGCGCCGCTTCGGTCTGGGTGATCTCTCCCGACAGCAGGTAGCTGAAGCATCCGAGGACGGATGCGACGGAGTACCTGATGCTCTCAGGGTCGCCATACCGCATGACCCACTCCAACCCTCCTTCATCGAATGACGACGGGTCCGCCATGCTCATCACCGCCCCATCTCCCATGTGGACGCGGGCGACCATGCCGTAGGCCGGGTGAGGCTTGCGGTCGGGATGCGGAGGGATCAGGCCGACTGGCTTGTGTTCGTAGCTCATGTCCCTTCCCCTCCCTGATCATCAGTAGGGATGCCGAGAGCCTTTCGCGCGATGGCCTTGGCGCCCTCAACCGTGGTGGCGGCGAGGATGTCCTGCAGCGCAGCCCGCAGGTCGTTCCGTGCGCGGCCCAGATGTCGCGCGCGGGTGGAGGCGGTATCGCCTCGGCGGATCGCCTGTTGCGCCGCATAGGGCAAGCCGTAGAAGTCGCTACGCATCGGCTTCTCCTCCGTCAGTAGGGATGATGCGGTAGGCGATGATGTCGTAGTCCAGCAGTTGACCGCCGATTCCCGTCCAATCCCACTCCAACGCATTGGAGGAAAACTGTTCGGTTTTGCCGTTGCGGAACTTCACCTCAAGCCATGTCCCAGGCATAGGGTTCTCTCCTCCGTTCCATTGGATGAAGGGGTTCGGTTCAAGAGGAATATGGCGGCCCGCTCCAGTCGTGCTTGGCTCGACTTGCGAGCCATCGGCAGGCGAAGTGACCTCTTGCCCGGTGGAGAGGGCGGCACGGAGTTGGCGTTCGGTGAACAACCGCTCCACCCGAACGGCGGGGTTTCGAGAGTTCGGAGTGGACCAATGTTCGCTGTAGCGATGGCCGTACTTGTCGCCATGCTCTGGGTGGGTTTCCCGGTAGGCCGCGACACGATAGCCAAGGACGGTCTCGCCGGAGATATCGCGCACGACGTCTTCCATGGCCCCGGCGCCTTCATCACGGGCGGTCATTGGTCGGCTCCGGTGGCTTCAGCGATGGCGGCTCGGATCGGGGCCATAAAGGCGTCGTTCGGTCGATGACTCGCCCCCTTGCTTTCAAGGGCGTCAGTCCACGAAACCAACAAGCGAAGCGCCTCCAGCAGCTCGGGCGCGGCGGCGATCAGTCCAGCCTCTTCTCGACCGAACACATACGCGGCAGGCGGTCCGTCAGCGGGACCCACGGCGTAGAAGCCATTGATCACGCAGTCAGTGGTTTGCGGACGTGGGGCAGCAACCCAGTTGGCCCGCTGAACGCCAGCCAAGTCCCCGGGAGGGGCTAAGTTCTTGTTTTCCATCATTCATCTCCACTAGAGGGGGAGGCATCCGATAGGCTGGCGGTGAAGGTGAGGGCGGCCTTCTCCATCTTCATCTGAACGTCAGGATCTAGTTCGCTCCAGGGCACGACTTTGGAGCCCGGTTCGGCAGCGGCGACGGCATCGAACAGCCTCTCCCCCAGGCTCTTTGATCCGTCATATCCAGACGGTTGGGCTTCGGAGCGGGCGGCGTCGAAGTCTGGGGCCATCATCTCGACGGTAGGACCGGCGGGCATTTCGTGGGGCTTGAGGGCTCCGATCCCGCGCCGCCGGCCATCTTGGTCGATCATCTCAGAGAGCAGGCGGCGGGCGTTCTGAACGGCGCGGTCTGATGTCTGCACCGACCACAGCAGCGCCCAAGCGCGTTCGATGTCATCGAGGCGGTTCACGGCGCCGCAACTGCAATGCTCGTCGCCGCGCCCCCGGCCAGCGCACTCGGTGAGGTGTTCCACATATTCGTAGATCAAGGCCGGAGGTTGCTTACCCATGGTCAGCGTCCTTGTTCTGGGAGAGGGCGGCGAGACCGGCGGGGGTGCGCTTACAGCGGCCCGGAGGCCCGTATTCGATCAGGCCTTTAGCTCTGAGCGAGTGGCGCATCTCGTATGGGATGGCCTCGCGAAGGTCGGCGGGCTCATCACCGATCAGCGCCAGAGCCGCGCGTTCCTCGGCGGTTACCTCGGGCGGCGTCTGTAGGGCGAGCCATGCCGCGTCCGCATCGGCGCAGGCCACACCGTCAACCTCCCACGCCGAGGCGACGGAGCGGTCCTTCCGTGTGTAGCGATCAAAGCGGCTCAGCCGGGGCTGCTCAATGCAGTTCATCCGATAGCCGAACCAATCCTTGCCACCGTTGAAGTGGGCGCCCTCGGTCATGTGCCAGTTCTGAGGGAACGGCAGCGCCTTCGTCAGCTTCGCGTCTCCGCTCATTGGTCGGCTCCTGTAGTGGGGGAGGGGTTGTTTTGTTTGGCCTCCGTTGCCGAGAGTGCTGCCTCGGTTCCCTGCGGCCCCGAGAGGCCGTGATCCTCTGGATCGGGGTAGTCTTCGGAATAGCCGCTGAGCGGGTTCGGGTGCAGGTTGGCGCGGGTCATGGCAGCCTCCTCGCAGAACGAGCCGCAGTCTGGCATCGTCAGGCTCTTCAGGGGGCGTCCGGTGGCCGTGGGCGGCAGTTCGTCTAGAAAGACGCGCTGCCCCTTGTAGCGCGCCAGCTTGGCCCCCAGGCGGCGGCTCTGGGCGGCTCGCGAGGCGAAGGCTTCAGGATCGACCTCGCGCACGAGGTTCCAGTAGGTCGGGCTGGTGGCTTTGACACACCCCCGACAGTTGGCGTTCGGGTAGCCGAGGGCGTAGGCCGCTGGCGGCTCGATCCCCGCCGCGATCACCATGTCCATGCAGCCCTGCTTCGTGATCCCGGCGTCGATCAGGACCGGCAAGACGTTGCTCCGCTCGGTCAGGACGAACCGATCATGGCGGCCCTTTTCCTCCACCGTGAAGCCAAGGACGTGCCAGTCCATGGGGTTGTCGCGCTCCCAGAGTTGACGCGCCTGCTTCTTCAAGCTCACCGTGCAGGGCGCCCCGTGCGGGAAGGCCATGCCGCCCCGGCGATTCCAGACCTCTTCGGCGCTGAAATTCGGGTAGTCGGGGTGAATGACGCTCTCGATGGGCGCCTGACACCACGCGGCCACGTCAGCGAGAAAGCGCCGGTTGTCGGGCCCTTCCTCGACCACAGGGTTGTTGACGAGCCGGATGCTGTGCGTCGCGCCGTACCGCTCGAAAGTGAGCTTGGCCGCGACGGCGCTGGCGAGGCCGCAGGAAACCCAAACTGCAATCGTCTCGTCTCCACGCATTACTCTTGCTCCAGGGGAGGGGTGAGAAGGGAACTAGGGGTCCGCCCGTTCCAGTCGTGCTTGGTCGTCTCGCTCCCATCGGATGGGCTTTGCGGTCTGGAGATGTCGACCGGAATGCGAACCGTGCGGACCTCGAAGACTTCCACCGGGCCGTCCTGGCCGTATTGGCTGGCGTAGTGCCGCGCCTCGCGCCAAGCCGCCTCGCGATCTCCCGCGCAAGCCCACGCGACGGGCGAACCGTCCTGCCAAATCTCGAACTCGTGCTCGTCGCTCATGCGTTCACCTTCCGGCGCTTATCAAACCCCCTGCTCTCAAGGGGTCTGGTGGACTTGGGGAATGGGCGGGACTGCCAACGAGAGGGCGTGTTCGCCTCCGTGTCCTTCTCGATCAGCCGCTTGACGTGCGCTCGCTGCGCCGCATCGCGGGCCGTCTTGAACTTGTGGCAGGGGACGCACAGGCCCATCCAATTTCCGACCTCATGCTTGCCGCCCATCCAGATTTGGATGACGTGATCGATGTGCCAGACGCCCTCCAGGGACGCCTCACAGCCTCCGCAGACGCCGCTCTGCATCTGGTGGACCGCCTGGCGCTGTTTGGGCGTGAAGCCCTTCCTGGCGGTTCTCTCGACCACTTCCTGGGTGAGGGCGCGAAGGGCTGCGAGCTTGGTGGGGGTAGGGGCGCTCATTCGGGCCATGACCGGCCCTTTTTGATATCGCAGATTGTGGCCTGAGTGACGCCGAAGGCCTTCGATATGGAGGCCTGGCGCTCTCCCCGCGAGATGCGCTCCCGAATGTCAAAAACCTGCTCCCGCGTCAGCTTTGCTGCTGGGTTTAGGCTTCCTCGGCGGTCAGAGTTCCGCCCCTTTTTTGCACGATCAGTGTTGTTCTCACCCTTCGATCCAAGGAACAAATGGCCTGGGTTCACGCACGCCCGGACATCGCACTTATGAAGGACAGCCAGCCCGTGAACCGGCCCTCGAAAGGCCTTCCATGATTCAACATGGGCGCTGCTGGGTTTGCCATCGACAGTGATCCGTCCATACCCGCCGCCGGATAGGCGGGCGTGTGCCCACAACCAGCACCCACCGTTCAGATCAAACTCCACCTTGGATAGGATGCGGGCTTTCCGCGCCGGTGTCATGGCGCGGCGGTTCTCGATCTCGACACGCTCGCGGGCGATCATGCTGCGGCCCCGTACTTCCCGCGCTGCGAGATGACCGTGATGCTGGAGCGGTTCTTTTTCCCAACGAAGGTCGCGACGACATCCCCGCTCAGAACGCTCTCGTAGGAGATGATGCGGATGCCATCAGCGGGCCAGTCGCCCTCAGACAGCGTGATTGCAGCACGTGCGGCGGTGATCATTTCGTCAGGCTCGGCGTGGATGATAAACTTCATGCGGCTACCGGGGAGGCCTTGTTAGGTGCCTCCCCGCCTTGGCTGCCGTCGGTGAACTCGACGCCATGCTCAGCCCCGAACGCCTCAACGAGCGTCATCAGGTCGCCAAGCTCAGCTTTGGTCATGCGGCTGGTGTGCATCCCCAGGAGGACGAACCCGCCGTTGATCCCAGGAACCACGTCCAGGCCGTGATTTGCGCTGCGGAGGGCGGCGGTGAAGATGTCCTTCCACGCCTCCACGTTCCGCTTGGCGCCGGCCCATTCGACCTGGCGTGCAACGTCGGTGAGCATGGCGTGCATCCGGTCATTCTGGGGGATCGTGCGCTTCGTCTCCTTGAACTCCACGCGGGTGTTCACCGGCGCGTTCAGACACCAACGAGAGGCCTGTTCCCGGCGAGCCCGGCTGTTGAGGATGACGACCACGCGAGACATCAGAGGCCTCCACCAGGCGCACGACGGAGCCGGGGAAAGCTGCGCAGGACCGCCCGGCAGAACTCCCGCGCTTCGTCCAGGGTGACGGGTTCAGAAGCGATCACAGCTTCGTCCCCTCGATTACGATCACGCCGGGGATGGTGTGGATGGAGCGGTCGACATCGGCCTGCGCCAGCGCCGTCAGATAGCCCACCACAGCGTCACGATTGGTCGCCCAATAGTGGAGAAGCAGCGCTTTCGGGTCGCCCACCTGGGCGGTGTAGGTCTTCTTGAGGCCAAGGCCGCGAGAGCCGCCGCGCGCCATGGGCTTAGCGGCTTCCACGGCGCGGGTGGCGGACGCAGCGACTCGGGCGGCGGCTACGAGCTGCTCGGCGTCCTCGCGGGCCTCTAGGTTCGTCGGGTCCACGGCCCTGATGGCGGCAGCAGCGGCCTCCTCAGCGGCCACCTGGGCCAACCGCGCAGCTTCGGCGGCAGCGGCTTGCTTGGCAGCTTCGGCGTCGAGGTAGACCTTCAGCGTCGCCTTGAGCGCGTCGATGGCGACCGCGACCTTGCCGGGGTCTTTCACCTTGGCTTTGATGCCCGCAATGTACGGATTGTAGCGGCCCTGGATTTCATCAATCGCATCGTCCAGCGGCTTCTTCTCAGCGATCCGAACCTTGTCCGCCGCGTCGGCGGCGAGGCGAAGGTCTTCGATCAGCCGGGAGATTTCGTCGGCCTGCGCTTGGTTCTCAACCGCCTTCCCGTCCGCCCAGTTGCGGGCCTCGGTCAGGTAGTCTTCCATGTTCACCCGCACCGCATCGAACGGCGAGGGCTCGGCGGCTACCGGCTCGGGCGGCATGTTGTGACCCATGCCCGCCCCGCGCTCCTCGGCGGTGAACTCCGGTTGGGCGTTCATTCCGACACCTGGGATTCGGCGTAGGCCTCGGCCTCAGCGGAGAGGCGCGCAGCCATGGCGGCGATCTCAGCGTCTCGGCTGTCGTCCTTGCGCTCGCGGACCAGCTTGTCGTGGGCGCTGGCGAGGTGGTGGACGTTCATGTCGGCGATGGCGACCGGCCCCTTGGAGCCGTGGTAGAACTTAGACATGGGCCTCAATCCCTTGTTTGATTGGTCCGCCACGGGCCGTCCCGTGGCGCTTGCGGTCGGCAGCCTGCTCTTCCCAGGTCGCCCAGCGGATGTTCTCCGCGCTGCAATTTGGCTTGATGCCGTCGCGATGGGCTGCGGTGTGCCGCTCGCTCGGGCGAGGTCCGTGGAAAGCCAAGCACACTAGCTTTTGGACCTCGTGAGGCCTTCGTGGCGTGCCGGCTAAGTTGACGGTCGGATACCCTTGCTTGTTCAGGGGCGTCTTCAGGATTAAATCGCGACGCCGCCGGTAATTCCAACCGATGGCCCACAAGCTGCGCACGCGCCCTAAGCTTGAGACCTCGTACCGATCTTCGTAGCCCGCGACTGGCCGCCACTCCTCTTCGGGATGTTCCATGGCTAGTATGGAATTTCGTCGTCGGCGATGGCGTAGGCGTCGGCCTGCTTTGCGGGCTCTGGCGTCACGTCGGGAAGCTTGCTGCGGAGGTCGCCGAACTTGTCGGCCAGCACGTTGTACTTGGCCTCCGGAAGGGCCTTGATCTCAGCCTTGCGGCGCTCGTTCCATGCCTCCAGCTCGGCGACTGACCGGCACAGGTCCATCTCGTCATCAAGCGTCTGCCAACTGACCGGCGCAGCGGGCTTGGGGGCGGCTGCGGCGGGCGCTGGGGCCGCCTTGGGCGCCGCTGGGGTGACATTGCGCGGCTCGTTGTCAAAGCCGTCTGCGGGCACTTCCTCGGCTGGCGTAGTGGAGAGGCCCGCGTTCATCATCACCACGACGTGGGCGAAGGCTGAGCGGCAGGCGCGAGAGATGGCGCGGGTTTGCGCCATGGCGCGGATGGCGTAGTCTGGGCGCTTGGGGAGGGTCTTGATCTCCTTGCGGCCAGTCTTCCGTCGATTGCCGCGCGGACCTTCCCAGACATCGCTCTCGACATCGCCACCGAACCAAACGGCCTCGTCTTCTCCGACGAACCCTTCGGCCTCGGCGATGACTGCCCCGTCAGACATGCGGCGAACCTCGCCGATGGCGCGGACCCCGCCAGGGACCGCTTCAACATCGCGGGCCGACCCAGTGCAGCCGTGGGCGATTGCGATAGCCTGCCAGCCCTCGACGCGGACGTACTTGCGGTCTTGGATGGTGAGGGCGCTGGCGACTACAATGTCTTTGCAGAGGCCGGCAGCGTCGGTGGAGGAACGGTAGACCTCGGCGTTGGAGGTCTGGATGGGGACAAGCGCGTTCATCGAATTAGATCCTCAACAGAATGCCACGTGTACATTTCCCGAAACGGCTTCTCGGGGATGATGACTGGCGGTTCATGGGAGCGGTCGAACCAGCGGGCCACGCGCGCGGCGATGGTCGGTTTCGGCTCGGTCAGTTCGCGGTGCCAGGTGGCGTATTCAGAAGACATCAGAGCCTCCAATGGGTGATGACAAAGGCGATGAACTTCACCGCAGGAATCCACGACAGGGCGGCAAGACCGGCCCAGATCGTGAGGCAGGTTCCGGGGCTGTAGCGTTCGCTCATCACGTCACCGGAAGGGCGAGAGCAACGGCAAGGAAGCCGATAAGGACCAGGGGCCAGCTAGAGCGGGTCATTGGCCGAGCGCCTTGCAAATGGCGGCAGTCAGGCTGTCGTGACGCCGCGCGACTTCTTCGCCGATGGCCTCATGGTCGAAGCAGGGTTCCTCGCCGGTGTCGGCCCGGTAGCAGTCGAGGATGGCGCAGATTTCGCGCGCCTCGGTCAGCAGTTCCCGTGCTGCGGCGATCAGGAGGGCCTCTTCGCGCCCAAACACGTAAGCGACGGCGGGCGCATTGTCGGGCCACACGGCATAGAAGCCGTTGATCACGCAGTTTGTCGTCTGCGGGCGATGGGCGGCAAGCCACTCTCCGGGGGTGTGAGCCGCAGAAGGCGAGGCGTTGGAAGTCAGGACGGGCAGGGACCCGTCCGCGCACGGCTG